TGACGGACGCCCAAGGCTGTTCGTGGGGTCTGATGAATGGGCGGCATCGAGGGAGGAGGACGTCGCGGCTGCCATGGAGACCGCCCGGCGCGTGGACCTGAAGGAGCCGGGCGCCGGAGACTACCTGCCCGGTGGATGGGAGGGCATCGAACCGGTGCTCGGTGACACGCCCGACGAGGTGTCGATGGAGGAGTACCGAGAGGTCCGCGAACTGCTGGACGAGGAGTCCTCGGCCCACGGCAGGGCGCGAGAGAGACGAGGCGGTGCAGCGTGACCAGGCTCCGGGAGCTGGAGCCCGAAGAACAGGTCTGGGTGGTCTGGGACGAGGGCGCGGGTAAGTACGTGGACAGCCTCCCGCCGGCGTAGGGGCCACGGCTCGGCATCCTGCACGACTACCGGAGGCACCGGGAGTCTGGCGGCGAGATCATCGGGGGGTATCGACGGTGACGACCATGACACCAGAGGAGGCTCTCGCAGCGATCATGCGTGTCGATGAAGGCCAAACCCGCGCCCACCTGTTGCCGAAGGGCGAGTGGGTCGGCTCATGCGAGCCCACGTACCGTACGAGCGACGGTTGGACCATCGCGGTCTTTGACGACTGCGGAGACTTCGACTTCGTCGACAGCATTGCCCCTCCCGGCGGCGAGCTCGGGGATCTGGATCTCTGGCCAGACTTCGGGGGCGACCACGAGACGTGGGACGCGTGGTGCGCCGACTGGGACCCGGTGCGGATGTTCCGGCCGGGCAACCTGGACGCGTGGTCGTGGAGCGGCGGCAGGCCCTGCGGATGGCCCGGTGAGGCGGCCTGGCCTGTCGTCGCGGAAGGTGGCCGAGCGGGGTATCGACGGTGAAACCCTTTGACCGTTCCGAGCCTTCGGGTGTATCTTCGGGTGACGGCACCAGTGCCCACGTGGCCCGAACGCCGAATCCCAACCGGCGGCCGGGCCGTTTTTTGTGCACTCGAGACACGAAGACCATCGAACTGATGGCCAAGACGGAGATACGCTGCCAAGTGAGTACGCCGCACGGTATCTGTGATCGGCGCCTAGCTGGCGTCTCGGGTGAAGCGAGGCCAACGGGTCGCACGGTATCCGACCTGGCACTGCTCCGGTCTGGTGAGGCCGGGGCATACTGCCCCCGCTGCAAACGCGTGTCGGTGTACCGGATGGCTGACGTGGAGGTGGCATGACTTCGGTCGGGGCGGGTTCCGTCGACCTCCCGGTCCATTGGGATAAGCGCGTGGCAGCGGCGTACTTGCGTATGATGGGAGCGACCCAGAAAGAGACCGCAATTTCTGTCGGCCGCTCCGAGCGGACGGTTTGGGCGTGGGAGCAGGACGGCGTTACCTGGCCATTGGCGAGGGCCGAGGCCCGTGAGCGATGGATGGCGGCCACCGAGGACGCGGCGCGTATTTCGGTGCTAGACTCGATCAGGGGTGGCAACGCCGACCTCGGGTTCCGGTTCCTCGAGCGCGTGGATAGCCGGATGGCGCCGCCCCGGCAGCGCCATGAGCACGCAGGAGAGGGTGGCGGACCCATTCTCACTGTCGTCACCCAGGGTGAGGACGAGGGCGAGGGCGGTGCGTCTTGAGCTGCACCGGAAGCAGAGCCGAGCGTTCCGCACCAAGGCGACCGAGGTGCTTTTCGGTGGGGCCGCTGGCGGAGGCAAGAGCCACCTCCTCCGTGTCGTCGGCATCGCATGGGCTGTCGCGATACCTGGGATACAGATCTACCTATTCCGGCGCACGTCTCCAGACCTTGCCCGGAACCACATGGAGGGCCCGACCGGCTTCCCCGCGATGCTGTCCCAATGGCTGGAGGACGGGCACGCGAGCATCAACTACAGCAGGGGGTTCGTCGAGATCGGCCGCGGATCGCGGATCCACCTCTCCCACTGTCAGTACGAAAAAGACGTGTACAAGTACCAGGGCTCAGAGATCCACGTCCTGCTCATGGACGAGCTTACCCACTTCACCCGCACTCAGTACGTCTTTCTGCGGTCACGCGTCCGGATGACCGGCCTCGATATTCCGGCCGAGCACGAGGGTAGCTTCCCCAGGGTTCTCGCTGGGTCCAACCCGGGCGGCGTCGGCCACAACTGGGTGAAAGCCATGTTCGTCGACCCGAAGCCGCCGATGGAGGCGTGGCGGACGCCCCATTCGGATGGCGGCATGGTTCGACAGTTCATCCCATCGCTGCTGGAAGACAACCCAACCTTGATGGAGGCGGATCCAGAGTATCACCAGCGCCTCGAGGGGCTCGGAAACGCGGAACTCGTCCGCGCCATGCGGGAGGGCGACTGGGACATAGTGGCGGGTGGCATGTTCGACGACGTATGGGACCGGGACCGGCACGTGCTGGTCCCGTTTGACGTCCCGTCCGGATGGACTGTCACACGCTCGTTCGACTGGGGCTCGTCGAAGCCGTTCAGCGTCGGTTGGTGGGCAGAGGCGAACGGCGACGGTCTCACGTTGGCCGACGGCACGAAGTTTTCGCCGCCACGCGGCTCGCTCATCCGGATTGGCGAGTGGTACGGATGGGACGGCACCCCAAACACGGGGATAGGCCTAACCGACACCGAGATCGGTCGCGGCATCGTCGAGCGTGAGCAGCAGATGGGGATCGCCAAGCGCGTGAGACCTGGTCCCGCGGATCCGTCCATCTTCTCCGCCAACCCCGGACATAAGAGTCCAGCGGAAGAGTTGGCGGCCTGCGGCGCGACGTTCACCGCTGGTGACCACTCGCCCGGGTCTCGGATCAGGGGGTGGCAGGTCATGCGGCGGATGTTCAAGGCCGTGCTCGCTGATCGTCCAGAGGAGCCAGGACTGTGGGTGTTCGATACGTGCCGACAGTTCATCAGGACCATACCGACGCTTCCGCGCGATGAGCGAAAGCCGGAGGACGCGGACACTCACTCAGAGGACCACGTGGCGGACGAAGTGCGCTACCGAGTAGCGGAAGCTGCGCCCGTGCCCCCATCTACCTTCGAGTGGAGCATCTGATGGCACATGCGATAGCCGTGCGCCCCAGGACAGACGTCGGCGACGATAGCACGAATTCGCCCGGCTACACGAGCCCTCGCGCAATTGAGCAGGCTGAGGCAGCGCGGATCGTGCGCGACGTCTACAAGGGCACGGCGCATATGAGGCTCCAGGGGCGGCGCTACATGCCGCAATGGGGGCCGCGCGAGGACGGGACCTACACCGAGTCCGATCACGCGTACGGACAGCGCGTATCGGCCGCGAAGCTGTTCAATGGCACGCGCAAGACGGTCAAAGGGCTCACCGGCATGGTCTTCAGGAAGCCGATCCAATTGACTGAGGTGCCAGACGAGATCGCGCCTCACCTCGAGAACGTGGACCTCGCGGGCCGCAACCTGACGGCTTTCGCGAGAGACGGCTTCGACGACAAGGTGCAGTCCGGGCATGGCCTGATCTTCGTCGATTGGCACGACCCCATGAGCGTGAAAAACGCTGCCGGCATCCGTACGGCGCTAGACGAGTCCGAGGCGCGCCCCTATTGGGTGTGGATCGCGAAAGAGCAGGTGAAGCGGTTCCGGCACCGCAAGGTCAACGGCAAGCCCGTGCTGGAAATGTTCGCATATGAGGAGTTCGACACGGTGCAGGACGGTGAGTTCGGCGAGAAAGAAATCTGTCGGGTGCGGCAGTACGACCTCGTGGGCGGTCGCATGCAACACCGTTCTTGGACGCGTGACACCGAGTCGGGAGGTGAGTGGGACGTGGAGGACGAGGGCACGCTGTCCGGCGAACGCATGGACGAGATACCGTTGCGCGCGGATTACGCGGGCCGTACCGGCTTCATGACGTCGGAGCCCGCCTTGGCCGACCTAGCGTCCGAGAACGTCGGGCACTGGCAACTCAGGAGCGACCGCGACCACTCACTGCACGTCGGGAGCGTGCCCATATGGGTGGTCACGGGCATGACGAAAGATGAGATCACGGACAACGTGCTCGCCATGGGCACGTCGATCGGGCTATGCCTACCCAAACCCGGTGCCGATGCCGGCTACAGAGAGACGTCCGGTAACGCGTACGATGCCACGCGCATGGAGCTCCAGGACACGGAGCAGCGCATGGCCGCGCTCGGGCTCACCTTGCTGGTGCGGAAGAACAGGGTACAGCGCACCGCCGAAGAGAACCGCACGGAGCGGGCAGAACACGATTCCGAGCTCGCCGCGTTCGCCGACGCCACCAGCGACGCGCTGACCGGCGCGCTCGAGCTGCATGCGAAGTGGATGGGGCTCGATAAGGGCGGCACAGCGGCGATCCCGACCGACTTCGACCCTCAGCCGCTCGACGCGCAGACCCTCGCGATCCTCGTCGGAGCCGTGGGCTCAACGATCACCCGCGACACGCTCTGGGACATCATGGAAGCTGGCGAACTCCTACCCGAGAGCTTCGACCGCGATATCGAGCGCCAACAGCTGCAGGACGATGGGGCGGACGAACTCCGGGCCATGATCCAAGCGATGCGGAACGCCGGATCTCGCGTCGGGGCCGGTGATAGCGGAGACGGCGGGACAGGAGACGAGGGCGATGACAACGACAACGACAACGACAACGGCGGAGGCGACGATGAGTGAGCGCATGAAGGCGAACGAGCGGCTGGCGTGGGCAATCGAGAACCACGGAACGGGCGACCGGAGCGCGAGAGCGTTCCAGCGAGTGCTACGGAAGCGCCTGACGAGCAAGATCGTCGGGTCGTTCTACGCGATCACCGGGTACCTCGAAGGGACCCGGCAGATTCCGCCGTCGTTCTTCGTCGTCGCGGCCGGGGTTCTCAGGCCCGTATCGGCAGAGTGGCTGGGGGCCGGCGACGGGCCCCGACTGCTCGAGGACGGGGAGGATCCGGATGCCGCGCTTCGCAACCAGGCGGGAGGGGATGTTGGGTCGCACGGAGAATCACCTGCGACGAGTGCCGAAGCCGTCGGCCAGGGGCCGGCGTCGTCCGCACCCCCGACCGCCGACGACCCCTATGCCGACATCCGACCTGTGGTCGTGAAGGCCGGCCCGACGCCGCCGCCGGACGGGCTCGAGATCCTGGACCCGAGATATCCGCGCCGCGGCCAGTCCCAGCGTAACTGGGGCATCCTGCACGCGGTGGTCACGGGCGTGCCCGAGGCCCATGTCGCGGAGGGCGTCGATCTCTCCGAGGTGCGGGTCAAGGCGATCTGCGGCGAGTATGCCGAGCTCGTGCGGAACGCGTCAGGGATCAACGGGTGAGCCTATTCGTCGCCGCCCTGGCGGTGCTGCTCTGTATCCGCCTATGGCTACGAGTTCGGCGTGTGGAGCGGTGGATCACAGCGTACGTCCATGGCGCGATCGGTATCGTCGAGAACCAGATCGAGTTGAACGGCGTCACGAACCGCTCCATCCGTGACCTTCACCTCAAGGTTGAGGGCGATGCGCTCGTGAAGGTCGTGAGGTCATCACGACCGGGCGTGAATTGACCCATGACCGTCGATCCTGTCGGCCGCCTGACACGGAACCTCTTCACCGTCCAGCGGATGGGCACCTCTATCGCCGGTGAGGCTTCGGCGATCCTGGAGCAGCTCTTCGACGAGATCGTGCGCGACCTCGAGCGCATCGACCCGACTGGTCCCTCGCTCCGGAAGTGGCGCGACTACCGGACGAGCGCATTCATCGCCGAGGTAGAAGCCCGGCTCGCGGCATTGGTCCCGGTGTGGGAGAAGCGCGTCCGCGACGGGCTGGCGATAGCTGGCAGGATGCAAGCGAAGTTCGGCGAGGAACTGCTCGTGATCTCGCTCGGCGACCACAGCGACCTCGTGCGTCCGACCCATGTCACCCAGCAGCGCGTCCGGCAGGTCCTGAACGCACGCCCGTTTGAAGGCGCGACGATGCGGGAATGGGCGACCGGCATAGAGCGGACCACGCTGACCAGGATCTCGCGCGAGGTGAAACGTGGACTCATCGCCGAGGAGTCGCTACCCGATATCGTTCGGCGCGTCAGGGGCACTCAGGCGGGGTTCACGCGCCGCGATCCAGGCTCGGGGCAATTCGTGCCGCGTGGCACTCGCGGAGCCGTAGTGTCGCGGCGCTTCGTGGGCGGCGTGATGCAGACCACGACCAGGGACGCCGAGGCTGTCGTGCGCTCCGCGGTCAGCTTCATCACGACCGAGTCGAAGCTCGAAACGTACCGGGGGAACGCACGGCTGCTATCGGCTTTGGAGTTTCAGGCGGTTCTCGATGACCGTACAAGCGCCATATGTTTCAAACTTGACTCTACCCGCTGGCCGCTCGACTCCGACGAGATCGTTATCCCCGGGGAGGGCACCCACTTCGGCGGCTGCAGGTCCGAGCTCGTGCCGGTGATCGACTGGGCCGGGCTCGGGCTTCCGGAGCCAGAGGAGGGGCAGCGCATGGCCCGCGACTACGGGGATGTATCCGAGGGCGACCTGAACAAGAGCGTGGCCGCGCGGCGCCGGTCGGGCAATCTCGGGAAGAGCGTGCGCGTCCCGTCCTCCGTCCGCTACGAGCAGTGGCTCAGGGACCAGCCGGTGCGAGTGCAAGAGGACGTGCTTGGCGTGAAGCGCGCGAAGGCGTTCCGCGCCGGCGAGGTGGGGCTGAGGGAGCTCGTGCGGTCCGACGGCACGTTCGTCCCCATCGACATGCTCGCCCAGTTGGTCGCGTGACACGACCCACTCAGGAGGCTACCATGCAGTATGGCCCCGATCTCTCCCAAAGCCCAGCACCTGCTGGACCAGTACATGGCCATGACTCTCGACGTCCAGGCGCGGCTCGCGAGTCACAAGGCGAGCCTGCTGCAGTCGGGGTGGACGGACCAGGAAGCGTGGGCGCTCTGCCAAGAGGTGGAGGATCGGATACTCGGCCCGGCGATGGAGATGGCGGAGACGGCGCTGAAGATCGAGGAAGCCCTGGAGGTGATGGTGGACAGGTTGGTCGCAGAAGCGCGCTCGAGACTTACCGACGACGGCTGACGCCTCGGCGGGCGCGGCTCGATCGGAAGGGCGGCGGCCACACGATCTTTGAGGTCCACCCTGACGGTACGGCGTACGAGTGCCGGGGGAGGCGTGGGCGAACGTTGGTCCGGGTTCGTGACGATGATCTCCGGGCAATGCTCTTCCGCGGGATGTGGCCGGAGCGGACGGGGAGCGCCGATCTCGTGACGTGGCGGGTTGGCCGGCGTGACGGCGACGCTCACGTGGGCCTCCCATGATCGTCGCCACAGTCCTACGCTCTGGCGGCCCGACCTACACGCCGTCCTGGGCGTGGGCGCTGAAGCGGGGCCTGAACGAACACATGACCGGCAAGTGGTCGTTCCGCGTGCTTTCGGATTTGCCGCTGAACCAGTGGCGCATTCCGCTCCCCATCGACGCGCCCGGCTGGTGGGCCAAGGTCGGACTGTTCGCGCCGGGCGTGTTCCGGCGCGACGCGCTGGTCGTATATCTAGACCTCGACACGCTGATAACCGGAGACCTCTCGTTCCTGGGCGAGTACGACGGCAACCTCGCGGTGCTCTCGGATTTCTACCGCCCGAAAGACATGGCGACGGGCGTGATGCTCTTCCGGCCCGGCCCTCACACCGAAGGCATCTTCGAAGCGTTCAGCCAGGACCCCAGTGGCATCATGGCGCGGCACAAGTCGCGCTCGGATCACTGGTACGCGCGCTGCATGGACCAGCCCGACCGGATCCAGCACATGTTCCCGGGCAAGGTCGTGTCGTTCAAGCAGGAAGGCCGTGACGGGGCTCCGGACGGTGCGGCGCTGATTTGCGGCCACGGGCAGCCCCGGTTCTCCGATCCATGCGCGAGGTGGGCGCACGAGTTCTGGAGGGCACGGACGTCGTGGACGGCATGAGGACCGTCTCAGCGTTCCGCGGCGAGTTCGGCCTGAAGTTGCGCTACTGGGTGCCGGAGGTGCACACGCTCTGCCTGTCCGGCCCGTGCGCTGTCGAGATCGAAGAAGGCGAAGAGGCGCTCTACCCTGCGGCGGCTGAGCACCGGATCGTGCCGAGGCCGCACGACGACGCACGCCACGGTAGCCCGGACAGCTACAGCGTGAGAGAGACGCGATTCGTGCCCGTGCCTCACGTCGAGCAGCTCGGGGACGACGAGCGGTACGATGTGGTCGTGTGCCCGCGCTGGCGTCGGTACGGCGAAGCGAAGAATTGGGACCGCTGGCCGGAGCTCGTGGCTGGGCTGCAAGGCCGAAGCCTAGACGTATTCGCCGCGGGTGCCCCGGACTCGAGTGCCGACGTGCCATGCCCTGCGGCATGGTCACACCCGCGGTTCCTTGACGCGTCGATCGAGGCGATGCGCCGCGCCAGGCTCGTGGTCGCGACCGACGCCGGGCTCGCGCACCTCGCCGTAATTTGCGGGGTGCCGCTGCTGATCGTGACGTACCGCGGGCTCGTAGCGCCCGGCCCCGTGATCGACAGCCGCGGGCGTAAGGCACGCGACGCTTATTGGCCCGTGCGTCTCGCCGAATACTACCACGCGGCGAATCACACGGGCGCACCAATCGAGGTCGTAGACGGATGGGATGATGTTGAGGCGGTGGCAACGGGGGCAGCACGTATGCTCGCTGGTGCGTCGGTATGAGAAACTTCGCCAGAGCGTTCGAAGCGCTCGACCGCGACCCTGCCGTCATCTTCGAGTTGGGGTCGATCCGCAACCTCACCGAGCTAGCGCGCGAGTCCGACGGCTGGTCGACGCTCTGGTTCGCCGAGTACGTTGCCGAACACGGCGGGCATGTCTGGAGCTACGACACCCATGCCCGTGCCGACGTCGTGCGCGCGGTGCTCGGTGACCTGGCCGAGTGCGTCACGACGGTTAAGGCAGACGCGAGCGAGATGCGCGGAACATGCGACCTGCTGTACCTCGACGGTCCGAACGATCCCGGCCCGCACCTCGCGGTCTTCGAGGCCGTGACCGCGCGACTCGTGCTCTGCGACGACGTGATCCATGACGACTACGGTCCCAAGGCATCGCTTGTTGTGCCGGCCGCGCTCCGCCTGGGCTACGAGATCGCGTGGCACGATGGCCGCCACCTGTTGCTCCGTCAGCCATGACCTACGAGCCCGAGACGTATTGGCCCGACCGTTACGCACGCCAGGGCCCGACCTACGTAGCGCGTGGTGGCCGACAGGCGGCATGGGAAGCGGAGAAAGCGTGGGTCGAGCCGTACTTCGAGCACCTGCCGACCGCTGGCGCCGTGCTCGACTTCGGGTGTGGCCCTGGTCGCTTCCGCGCCGCGCTCGAGGGCCGTGGGTTCTCATATCACGGGCATGACCTGATCCCTGGCCTCGGAGACGTCGAAGAGATCGAACCCGACACGTTCGACGCCGTGGTGGCCGTCATGGTGCTCCAGCACATCGTAGACGATAGCACCTATGCCGACGTGCTGCGGACGCTCTACTGGTCGCTCCGGGACGGCGGCAAGCTGCTGGTGATCGACCACAACCCGATCGCCCGCCCTGACGAGCACATGCGCCCACGCGGACCCGGCCCGATCACAATGAAGCCGTGGCGCGGCCGGTACGTAGAGCCAGCCGACGACAGACACTGGTGCGGGGTGTTTGCGCGATGAAGCCCGCCCTGGTCCTGGGTGGCGCGTCCTGCGTCTGGGATGACGTCGAAGCACTGGAGCAGGTGGTCGGGCGCTGGACATGGCCGGTGTTCGCCATCAACGACATCGCATGTCGTCGGGATGTCCATGGCCGGTGTTGGACTCGCCGAATAGATCATTTCTGCACGTTGCACGCGGAGAAGATGGCACGCTGGCGGAGGGAGCGCCGTGAGCTGGTGATCAGTCTCGGCCGGAGTCCGGAGTGGGATGTGTATGAGACGTGGAGCTGTTCCGCCCGCGCATCGATCGACCACGCATTCGCTGGCGAGCAAGGTGGCTCCTCCGGGCTCTATGCGGTGTCCGTCGCCCTACATCTAGGTCACGAGCGCGTAGTCCTCTGCGGCGCGCCGATGACAAACGCGCGCAACGCGTTTCGGAACGAGAACGAATGGAAGGCGTACCGTAGGTACATGCGCGGGTGGGTCGGCGAGCTTCAGGGCGCGGCCCGGGAGCAGCTTGCGGGTCGGGTGCGGTCCATGTCAGGTTGGACGCGCGAGATCCTCGGGGCGCCGACGCCCGCGTGGGTCGCGGCACTCTCTCAGGAGGCAGCATGATGGAGAACCATACGACGCGCGAAGAGTGGGTCATCACCGATCCCGTGCACCCCGAGCGACCCAGGCCAGATTGGTCTGCGGCCGTCCTCTTCTTCATCGTCGCGGTCGGGTTGGTCGCATGGGGCTTCGTCGTGGCGTTCGGCGTCCCGGAGATCGTGGGCGGCGACGCGTACAACTACCAGATCGCTGGCATCCGTGGACTGGCTATCATCGGGGCGGGAAATGTGGCGGCGCTGGTCGGCGTCGCGCTCACCGTGCACGCTTCCAGCCTCCGCTGATCCCGGACTGACCCACTACCCGCGGCCCGACAACCTTGACCCGAGGGTGCCGGTAGCCGTATTTTCGTATCACATAGGCGGGCCCCAGGACTGACCCGGGCCCCGCCACCAGTGGCAGGATTGCCCCATAGCG